GGTATTTGCTTCACTTGATGCTCTATTAGAACATTGACCCAATGTCTTTTTATTGGATGCCCTAGTTCCTACAATCCAAGAACATGACACCTTTATAGGTGGACATTCTTGTCCGTTAGGTTTAAACGCAAAGTGATTTAAAAGTGAATATGCTCTTTGCAAATATTCTTCTCTAGTTTTATATTTAATCATATTAATATAACTCCTTTTCTAATTGTTCAATGTCTTGCTCTAAAGATTCTATGTAATCTTCATCTCCAACATATCTATTTTCTTGTGCTTTGAAAAGTTCATCAACTAAACTTTCAAAATATTCTTTATCTATATACATATTAAATTTCTCCTTGTGTTGTTTAATATAAGTATAATTATGCACATGTAATGTTTAAACGCAACAGTTTTTTTTAATTATTTTTTCCCTTTGTTTATATAGCTTTCAATGATAGTAGTGACTAACATTTTCAAAGATTATAAAATCTTTTGAGCATGAACCCTTGTGTTATTCATGTAACTTATAATGTATTATAAGGCTGTAAAGTATGACATAGTATGACACTTTTTTGCGTGGCAATTACACTTTAAAATTTTATAATCTTTGTAAACTAGATAAACATTTGTTCCCTTTCCCTAGATTTTAAAGGCTATCAAGTCTGTAAAGTTATCCACAGGTTATCCCCACACTTTAAAGACTTGTTAATAACTTGTGCATAAACTGTTGATACTTTGTAGCTTTCAAAGATTATGGGGTGGGCAGGATGTACGGGTAGCCCCCCCTATATATATGTAATGCTTACACAAAATTTTAGAAAACCACCATTAACCAGATAGGGCTATCTAGTTTACGACCCGGCTCTATAAACTTTAAAGCCTTAAGTAGTATTTGATAGTTTATTTAGGTAGAAATAGAACCCCTGATAGGTACTATTTGACCCCGGAGGGCTCAATGTTATTATATACTTCATATTGCGTTTTGTCAATAGTTTTAGAAAATATTTTAAAAGACTTGACAAAACTGGTTTATGACTATATACTAATACACATGGCTATACTTCCGAGCATAGATAACAATACTCGTAAAAGAGAACTCACAGAAAAGCAACAGTCTTTCTTAAATCACCTTGTAGAAACACAAGGAGATGCAAAAGAGGCTGCAAAACTTGCTGGGTACTCTTCTCATTACCATCACGTTGTAAAGACTTTAAAGTCTGAGATACTTGAACTAACTCAGGAAGTATTAGCTAACTCTGCACCTAAAGCAGCATTTAAACTTGTAGAGATTATGGATTCTAAAAGACCTATAATACAAGCAAATAATAAATTAGCTGCTGCTACAACTTTATTAGATAGAGTAGGTGTAAGTAAAGTGGATAGAGTTGATGTTAATCATAATGTTCAAAGTGGTGGAATATTCTTAATGCCTGACAAAAAACCTTTAGATTTAGAAGAAGCAGACTATGAAGATATTTCTGACTGAAGTTGTCAAAGATGATAAACCTTTAATAGGACCATATATTAAAGCAGAAACACTTGACAAAGCTATAGAGATAGCTGACATGTATGCTTTGACAATCATAGGTGAACTCTATGAATTAACTCACAACTTGCCAGAAAAGAAGGAGACCATACACTAATGGCTAAAAAGAAAGACCCAAGATTAGAACGAGCAGGAGTAAGTGGTTATAATAAACCCAAGCGTACTCCAAGTCATCCCACTAAATCTCACATAGTTGTTGCCAAAGAAGGTGACAAGATTAAAACTATTAGATTTGGACAACAAGGTGCAAAGACTGCAGGTAAACCTAAAGCAGGTGAATCTCGTAGAATTAAAATGAAACGAAAGTCTTTCAAAGCTAGACATAGAAAGAACATTGCCAAAGGTAAAATGTCAGCAGCTTTTTGGGCTAACAAGGTGAAGTGGTAAATGGCATATTCACAAAAGGTAGTTGATAGGTTTGAAAGTGTTTTAAACAATCCAGCAAAACATTCTGTTGGTAGGTTTGACCCTAAAGACCCTAATGTTGCTACAGGTATGGTGGGTGCACCTGCATGTGGTGATGTTATGAAACTACAGATAAAATTAAAAAATGATATTATAGAAGATGTCAAGTTTAAAACATATGGATGTGGAAGTGCAATCGCATCCTCTACTATGTTTGTAGATATGTTAAAAGGTAAGACTATAGAAGAAGCTAAACTTATTAAAGATAAAGATATAGCAGAAGCTTTAGAACTACCAGCAATTAAATTACATTGTAGTGTACTAGCAGAAGATAGTATAAGACAAGCAATAAAAGATTGGGAACAAAAAGTTGCACATAGAAAACATAATTATTATACATAATGCCTCATTTAGGAAACATAACATTCAAAGCTTTACATAAACAAAAGGGTAGATTATCTATGAGGAGAAACCAAGGTAAACCCGGAAATGTTACTCGTGAAGAGTTTGATAAAAATTGGGATATGATTTTTAAGAAAAAGGAGAATAAGAATGCCAAGAAAAAAGACAGCGACTAAAAGAAAGTCGACAGTAAATAAAGCTGGTAATTATACCAAGCCTACTATGCGTAAGAGGCTTTTCGAGAGAATCAAAGCCGGTTCTAAAGGAGGTAAACCCGGACAATGGTCTGCTCGGAAAGCCCAGCTTTTAGCTAAACAATATAAAGCTAAAGGTGGTGGCTATAAATAATGACTAGAAAAAAACGAGACCCTAAAGTAGGAACAGGTAAAAAACCAAAAGGAACAGGAAGGAGACTATATACAGATGAAAATCCAAAAGACACTATCAGAATTAAATTTAAAACTCCAGCAGATGCTAGACAAACTGTGGCAAAAGTTAAAAGGATTAAAAAACCTTTTGCTAGAAAAATTCAAATACTTACAGTTTTGGAACAAAGGGCAAAAGTAGCTGGTAAAACTCAACAAGCAGCAATAGCTAAACGAGGCAAAGAAGCAATTAGGAAGAAACATGTCAAGACTAAAAAAGTCACAAAGAAGTCTTAGGGCTTGGACTAAACAAAAATGGAGAACGAAGAGTGGGAAGAAATCTTCGGAAACGGGTGAGAGGTATCTCCCGGAGAAGGCGATTAAGGCACTATCACCGGCTGAATATGCTGCATCAACAAGAAAGAAACGAGAAGATACTAGAAAAGGAAAACAGTTTTCAAGACAATCAAAAAAGACAGCTAGAAAAGTTAGAAAGTATAGAAGAGTTAATTAATGTTTATACCTGATGATTACATAAGAAGAACATCTTCAACTATACCATTTGGTTATGAGTTAGATGAAAACTTTGAAGGTTATTTAAAACCTATACCTGAAGAACTTACTATATTAAAAGAAGTATCAGAAGCTATATTTCATGGTGAAATAAGTTTAGGTATTGGTGTAGATTGGTTAGAAGCAGAGACAGGAAGACAAATGTCAAGACCGGGATTAAAGAAATATGTAGATAAGATATATGGTCGATAAGAAAAAAAAAGTTACAAAAGACTTGACAAATGTTGAAAAAGACTATATACTAGAAGAAAGTAAACCTACAAAGAAAAAAGTAGGTAGACCTAAAAATAGTGAACTTTCAAGTATTAAGTTAGCTTTACAAGCTAAAAAAAGATTAGATAAAAAAAATCAAAAAGTTAAAAAGTTAACAAGAAGTTTAGCTAGAGTTAAAAAAGAAGTAACTGAAGAAGAAAAAGCTCTTACTTCAAATGTTTTAACAGAATCAGAAACAAAAGTATTGCCTGATTCTATACAAGAACATTTAGATACTACAGGTTCTTATGTGGCGTTTATGCCTAATGAAGGACCACAAACAGATTTTTTAGCTGCTGCAGAAAAAGATGTACTCTACGGAGGAGCAGCAGGTGGTGGTAAAAGTTTTGCAATGTTAATCGACCCATTGCGATATTGCCACATAAAAGAACATAGAGCCTTGATACTAAGAAGGTCTATGCCAGAGCTAAGAGAACTTATAGATAAGTCTCGTGAACTCTATCCAAAAGCATTTAAAGGTGCTAAGTTTAGAGAAGTAGAAAAGCTTTGGAGCTTTCCATCGGGAGCTAAAATAGAATTTGGCTTCTTGGAAAAAGATGCAGATGTGTATCGGTATCAAGGACAAGCGTATAGCTGGATAGGTTTTGATGAGATAACTCATTTACCTACAGAGTTTGGTTGGAATTATTTAGCTTCTCGTTTGAGAACTACTAATCCAAACTTAGAAACATATCTAAGATGTACAGCTAACCCCGGTGGTGTAGGTGCACAATGGGTAAAAAAAAGATACATAGAAGCATCTGAGCCTAATAAAACATTTAAAGGCAAAGATGGTTTAACAAGAAAGTTTATTCCAGCATTGTTACAGGACAATCCTTACCTTGCTGAAGATGGTGAATATGAAAGGATGTTACAATCCTTACCTGCAGTTCAAAGAAG